ATAAAGAAACATTTAAACGCATTTTTGCCATGCCCGAATTCCCAAGAGTTCGTGCGAATGATCCCTTAACATCGTTTGAAGCCGCGGAGTCAATTAAAGACGTTGTGTCTCAGCACCATCAGACCATTTTGGATTGTTTGCAAAAACACGGTGCATTGGGCAAAGATGGCATTTCAGCCCGTACAAACTTAGACGGTAATCAAGTGGCTAGGCGGCTCAATGAAATGAAAATCATTGGGCTTATTCAGTTAACAGGCAACACCGTTAAATCAAATTCAGGAAGAAACGAAAGAGAATGGCAATGTATCCACTCGGACTAAACGGCAACCAGTTCGTCCACAAATTAAAATGTTGCAACAAATGTGATGAAATCAAACCACCAGAGGGCGGAATTGACATGGGGCATAAATGGATTTGCCAATCTTGTTGGATTGCTAGGAAAATAGGCAGACACCAAAGGAGTACAAATGACCAAAGACGATCTAATTAGTTTGCTACGCATGACAGGCGCTCAAGAAGCCTCCATAGACGCTGTATGCGCGGCTTATGACGCTGGTTGGAACGATGCCCTAGACGATTACGCAAAACGCATAGAGCCGCTTCCTTTTGGCAAAGTCACAATTGACAGTTTTAGTGTGTTTATCAAGGATGCTAAGAAATAAGGAGGCATTCCGCATCCCTGCGTTTTTTAAGACCCGCCAGAACTTTGCCGCCACCTTTGTTCCATAACTTTAATTGTTCTTTTGCGCCTTCCCAATCCCCTGCGTTAATCTTACGTTTAAGGGTTGAAGTCTGAAGTCTGCCTGTGCCTAAGTTATAGCAAAAATCAACAATGGCGTTGCACTTACGTTCATCAGTTGCAAGGATGGGGCAGTTGCGGAGTACACCCGGCAAGTAAGTATGCTCAAGTTCTGCCATCAATAGTGCCCTTGCGTTAGACTCATCCATAGGCGCATCTTCCAAGGTCACTTTGCGCCCGTCAGAATAGTAGGTTGAGCCATAACCAATTGTGGCAATCCCCGCAGGGCAAAGATAGGGTTTACTTTTAAACCCCTCAAAATGCCTACACAGAGCCGCGGCTAACTCTAAGTTCATATTCCACGCTTTGCCAAAGTACGGTCAAGAAACCAGTAGTTGATTGTTCCTGACAACAAAGCTGAAAAGTCAGGGGTCATCATGGTTTTAAATACTTCTACCGATGGCGCACCAGCTAACCATGCGTTCCAAGCAAACCACACATGAATAAATGACCAAACAAACAAAATCCAGTAAGTGATCATAGGACGCACAGAAGCTGACAAGCTGGCTACCCATCCACCCGCGGCTTTAACCATCTCAGCTTGCTGTGTAATGGCGTTGTTAAACGCATCCATCACACCCACATCAATAGCGGCTTCACGTTGTGCGCCAATTTCAGCTAATTTTTGCTGACCACGTTGGGCTTCCAAGTCGCATTGGAACTTGAACATATTTAGTTCATGCTGGCGCTCATTCTTTTTATCCAGCCATTTCAGCACTTCAGGGGCCATCCTAAAAATGCCACCAAAGATAGAACCCAATAAACCACCGCTTAAAACTTCAAACATAGTTAGTCCTTACAAGATTTTGATTTGTCGTCATTTTGCATGAGTTTGATACCAGACAGGAATCCAATCATGCCGCCGATAAGAGTAGAAAAAGCGGGTGAAATCATCTTGAAAATTTCTGCGTTGTCCACTTCCTTGGCCCACAGACCCAACATAAAGCTGATTACCATAGCCAATACGGAGATACATAGGGTTGTGCTTACCATTAGCGTGACGTACAGCGTCAGCTTGTCTCTTGTGTCTGGTGACGTTTTGGGTGTTGGTTTTTTGGTCATACAAGGGCATCAATTTTTCGTTTCAGATTGGTAATGTCAATGTTTATCGTAATCTGTCGCATTCTGTATTCATAAATTTCATACTCATATTGATGAAACTTTTTGACTTGTTTATCCACTTGCACTTGCACAGCCCGTTCAGCATCTAATCTTTCTACACGCTTGGCAAACATTTCTGATTGCATTGCCGGGTTTGGCTGAACTATTGGATACCATTTGTCGTAACTGATCTTCACTTCTTTTCCCGATCAAGCGCATCTTTGTACCCGTAAATTATCTTTGATCTAAGTATTACTGTGTCCGCTGTTCCCGCCCAATCTGGCAAATTGTTCCACATCACCACATAATCTTTTGACTTGCAATGCTCTGCGTTGTGGATTAGCCATGCCAGCATTTCTTTATGACGTTCTGTGGGGTCATGGACGGTGTAACCAATGCCATAGAATTCCCTAACGTGACAGCCATTCTTGGCTACCGCACCTAATAGCCCAAACAGTAATAACAGAATGAGCCAGCGCATTCATTTACTTTGACCAATAATGTGAAATGTAACCAAGAACTGTAGAAGTTGCAGACACAAATGCCATGCCCATCCAAAAGCCGCCACGACCCTTATTGGCCAATTCAATCAGCGTTTCAAGTTGGGCTTCCATTTTGTCAATCTTGGCTTCCATAGATTCAACTTTTTGCCAAAGCACCCCATATTTCACCAAATCAATATCAGACATTTCAGGCTTTCTGGATAAACGCAAGCGCATAGTAAAGCGGCAAGTTTGTGCCGCCCGATCCCGTTACTGAGGAAGTAAAACCGCCTGTGTTGCCAACAGCGTAGGAACTGCCAGCACCCACCACAAAACGATCACGCAAGTCTGGTGTACCGTTAGAGCCGTTGCAAAGGTAATAGCCCGTAGGAATAGCACCAATAGAGCCTGACCACATGATGATGCCGCCAGAGGGAATTGGGTTGACAGCCGCACTTGTTCCCAAAATGCCATAAAGATTGTCGTAAGTGGCAATCTGCACATTGGCAGAATCAGTCAAAACAAACTTGTAAGAGTACCCTTCAGTCAACCAAATTTCCTGTGGGGGGCGACCGCTTGTCCCCAATTGAATAGGATTGGTGTTGGCAATCGTGCCAACAGAAGTGGTAAATGTGGCAAGTGGTGTAGTAGAGCCAGCTTGGTAGGTGTAAATATACCCACCATTGAGGGGGATGCCTGTGTTGGTAAAGAATTGAAAACCATTACCAATAGGTGCAAGATTGACTGCCATATTTAATCCTTAGTTAAGCCACCATAAGGATTTACAGCTTCTTTTGCAAATCCTTCTTTGTTTAGTTTACCCATCCATGATCTACCCAAAGACATAGCGGGAATGGATGCACCACCTGTCATAGTGGCTAATTTTGTTTCAACGCCTGTTGCCAAACCTTGTTTAGCCAAATCACCCAACATTGAACTAAAAGAATTTGAATAGTTAAATGTGCCTGTTTTTGGCATTCCAACTTTACTAGAAAGCGCAGTCAATTCCATCAAATCTTTGAAACCTTCAGGGCCAAGAGATTCTTGCAAACGTCCTCTGTTGTCTTGAATGTAATTTGCCAATGTTTTGGGATTTAAGTCAGGTATGTCAGTAGCCAAACCCGCTTTACGCATAACATTTCGTAATTCACCCGCTGTAATTGCTTGAATAGCTTGTGGATCGTCTGCCAATTCAGCTTTCATTCTACGAATAGACTCTGGTGTTCCTTTGGTTACAAACTTGTCATGGAACTTTTCAGCATTAAGACTTTCGCCTTGTGCTGTCAAATCATCTAATGTGCTTGCTTCTTTTACAGCGGATTTGTAAGCGGGATTTGACTTAATAACATCCATGCGCTCTTTGTTTAAAGAACGTGCTTTGTCAGCCAATGCTTTAAGTTGAATAGCTTGTGCGCTTCCAGTTTCTTCACCAAAAATAGGTAACTTTTCTAATTGGTCACGAACAATGTAAGCCGCTTGCCTTGCATTGCCATTAGAACTTGACCGCATTTCATTAGCTAAGTTGGTGCGTAAAGCCTCATAAGCCTCAAATGTTGGATTGCTGTAAAAGTCTGTTAAATCACTTGCAATTGAACCTGACAAATGGTTTGTTTTAAGATTTTTGGACAATTCAGTTTTGATGCCTTTATCAAGTGCTTGAATGTCAATAGGAAACTGACCGCCATTTGCATCTTCCAAAGCCTTGTAAGCATTAGAAATAGCTGATTTTCTAATTTGATCTTTAGCTGACAAAGCATTGATTTGAACTTGACCAATAGAACTTGGGTCAATTTCAAAAACATCAGGCGCATTACGTCTAATTGAATTTTCAAATGCAGATTTGAACTGTTTTGGTTGTTCATTGAAATGATTGCCCAAAATTTCAGTTTCACCACGCTTATTCCATTCTTGAGAATAAAGGCTTGTGTCGCCTGTGCGTTGACCGCGGCTTAAATTAACACCATGTTTTTCTTCAAGACTTCTGGTTTCTAAAGCGGGTAAATCCACAGCCCTTGGATTCTTTGATTGAACGTAAGTTTGCAATTCAGGCGATGATTGAGCAATAGCCGCATCAATGTTACCGCGCAAGACGTTTTCAGGCATAGCCGCGGCCGCACCAACGCTTTGTTTGCCTCCCTTGGCTTGGAACTGTTGCTCAAGCTGACTAGGTGCGGTAGAACGAATTTCATTGCCCCATTGACTTAAAGTTTCAGCGCCTTTAACCAAAGGTTTAGCTACCGTAGCCAAAGGTTTAGCCATTAAAGCTGGTGCGGCAATTGTTGCCGTTCCCATCATGTTTTGCACATCAGGAAGTGGCAAGCCTGTCTTTTGGGCTATCCACTCAGCGCCTTTATTGACATTTTCACCAATAAAGTTCATCAGTCTTTGTGAAGCCTCACCCTGATAAGCAGGGCTTTGTGTAACGCCAAAAGTTTTACCAAATGGTTTTTCTAATGCGCCTGTAACAGCTTGACCATATTCCTGTGCTTTTTCAGGGGTAGTAAATGGACGGGAAGCGGCTTGAACAACTTGACCAGCCATAGGCAAAATACCACCAATGGTAGTGTCAGCCAAAGATGCCGCACTAGCGCCAAAGTCACGCCCCATTTGGCCATACATTTCACGCGATCTTTGCAGATTGATAATTGCTTGATCAGTCTTGTTTTTTGCTACTGGCTTGTCAGTTTTAGCGGTTTTAAAAGCATCTTGAACTGCCGCGCCAATTGCATCCACGCTAAAGTCATCACTTGGCGTTTGTACAGTAGTAGGCGCACCGCCTTTTAACTTCATTTCTCGCTGAAGTGCCTCTAAATTACGGGCAGAAGCGGCATTCCCACCCGCGGCAAGTTTGCTTTGTTTTTCGTATTCGTCTTGCAATACTCGTAAAGCCTCTTGATCACGGGAAGATTGAGTCCTTGCGGGGGGCGCTGATTTGCGACCAAAGGCAGAACTAACCGCGCTATTGATCGAATCTACGTCAAAATCATCAACAACAGCCATTATTGCCCCTTAACAAGCGTACTCATAAACTTGATTTTATTCAGCAGATTTTTGTAGCCAATAGAATCAGGGCCACCAACGGCATTGACAACCTCTTTCATGCCATCTTTGTCGTTGTTTTTCATTGCATCATAAAGACGAATGGCATTTACGTCAGCAATTTGACTCCATTTATTTTGAAAGTCTCTAGCCGCAAATGGGTCTTTTGTTTTAGTAAATTCGTTTTCAACGCCTTGGTTAAACAAACTTGTAGCAGTTGACAAAGCACGATTAACACGGGCAGTTTGTTTGATGGCTGGCGCTGTCCATTCAGTTGTTCCCGAAATCTGACTAGCGATTTGGTTAGCCGCATCAGTACCACTTAAACCAGCTGATTTTGACAATTCCGCGGTTTGAAGCGCCATGTAATGACCAAGTTGTTGCAGATTGGTTGCGTTGTCACCACCAAAAGGCAAAGCGGCATAACCACCCGTCAAATTGGCAATAGCGCCAGCGCCTTTACCAGAAATCACATCATCAGCAATTTTAATAATTTGGTTGCTGTTAAATTGTTGGTTAGGCACACTAGCGGCTGATGCCATTGCCCGTGTACGAATAGCTTGAGCATCACGCAAAGTATCTGCGTTCTCACCGGGGCGCATCCTTACAGGCGCATTAGAGGGCATTGCAGGGGCTTGTGGTGCGTTTACTTGCGGTTGTGGCATACCACCACCCTGCTGTGGCATTGCGCCTTGCTGTGGCGGTCTTGGTGCGCCTGAAACACCAGCGGGAATTGTGACCTCACCTAATATTTGTCCAGTTGGAGAATATTGAATAGCAGTTGGGTTGTTGTTTTGGTCAGTTCTGCCAGTTGGCACAAACTGAGTGCCGGGGGCCATAGTCAAAGGCTCTGCCGCACCCGTCATGCGAATGTTAGGCGCTTGTCCTGTGGGACTCATTGGCGTAGTAATTGTTTCTTTTAATTCACTACCTGTAGAAGTCAAACTAGCTTTAGGCGCAAATTGACTACGTTGTTCAGGGATAGACAACAATGACGCAGACTCAGCCATTAAATCTTTTGTAATGTTTGGGCCAGCGTCTGCCTTACTTAGCAACTCAATCCTTGAATTGATCATGCGTTCTAATGACGGGTTGTCAGGATTGTTTTTAATTAAACCTTTGTAAACTTGTATAACTTTTTGAGGATCATTAACACCCATCAATCCTAATGAATGGTCTGTGTTACCAATAATGTTTCGCTCAGTTTGTGTCAATGCTTGCTTGGCACTAGCCGCTTCTGTTTGGCTTTTGTGCAATCCACTCAATGAACTGATCACATCAGAACCTGTCAACGGGGCAATTTTAGGAATGACCGCGTTGATCTTGTCCATGTCAATACGGCCATTGGTCTGCCAGTTTGCAGGGTTACTTGTAAACTCTTGAAGTTTCAAACGCTCATCATTTTTCTGACGCAACACTTGGTTTTCAATCTGCTTTTTTTCTAACTCCAAAGGATTGATCTGCTGTGCTTGTTGATAGTTCTGGATGCCAGAAGCCATGTTGACCAATTCCCCAAGACTTGTCTGTTGGGGTTTTGCGTAATTTACGTTCATTTGTAAGTCAGCCATGATTTATCCTTATGTCGCTTTGATCATAGAGCCAAGCAAAGCAGTATTGCCAAGGTTGCTTAAAGCCGTTGCATTGTTTGCGCCTGTCGCTGTGGCGTTGCTTGCCAAAGCTGTTCCTAGACCCGTTGCAAGGTTGGCTGAATTCAAACCATACACATTTGCGGCATTGATGCCTTGACCGTAATTGGTTGTCAGATTACCACCATAAGTATTTGCCGCATTGGTCAAATTGCTACCATATTGGTTGTAAGCGCCTTGCATTTGTCCAAGGTTAGATGACAACACATTGTTTAAGTTATTGACAACGCCTGATGTGTTAGAGCCGTAAACATTACCAGCATTCAATAGATTGCCTGTGTTACTTGTAAGGTTGCTTCCAAGAGTATTAGACAATGAGCCTAAATTACCACCCAATGTATTGCCAAGGCTTGCCAATTGACCGCCAGAAGTTGTGCCAATGTTAGCCATTCCAGCCAATGTGCTGTAAATGTTTTGGCGCTGTGTGTTGAAGTTGTTAAACGCATTTTGATATGCACCAGAAGCATAATTTTGCGTGTAGTCTTGCAAGCCTCTCAAAGCATTACCGCCCAAACTGCCACCGCCCATGTTGGCGGCACGTTGGTTGGCCATTTGACCTTGCGCCAGTTGGAATGCGTAGTTAGGGGCTAACTGTTCATTCAAATCAGAAGCGCCAAACTGACGGGTTAAATAACCTTGATTGTTAATTAGACCTTGCGAACCAGCCCTGCCAACATCTTGGTAAGGCTGTTGAATTCCAACTTGCTTGTTATAGATGTCGTATAAATCACCACGCGCACTTCCATAATTGGCATTTAAAGCGGCCGCATTTGCCGCGGCTTGGTCTTTTTGACCTTGGTAAGTGCTACCCAACAAACCTAATTGTGTTGCGGCATTTGCTTTAATACCTTGATTGGCTAAATCATAAGCACCCGCTTGGGCGTTAATTGTGTTGTTTAAATTGGTGTTGGTATTGCTGTAAATGTTGCCCAAATCTGTGCGACCCGCAACACCTAAGTTTTTAGCATCGTTGTATGCAGTATTAAGTTGGGTGTTTGCCATCCCACCATAGGTGTTGATCAAGTCTCTAGCGTTGTTAATTCCTGATTGATTTGCGGCAGTACCAAGCAAATTACCAGCGGCATTTAAAGCCAAGCCTTGACCTAAAGTAGTTCCTAAAGCTGTACCAGCCGCTGTGGTTATTGGAGTAACAGCGCTAGGAATTGTTGTTCCACCAATAGTGTTTGCACTAGCACCAGCATTTGCAAGTTCAGAAGCGCCTAAATCTGACATGGCCGTTGCGCCAGCATTTTGGGCTTCAAACGTAGCCAATTCTGCGGGAGTCATGGTTGCCAAAGTGTTTAATGCTGTACCACCTTCAAAAGCACCAGCGCCAGCATTCATAGCTTCAAATGCAGAACCAGCACCTGTGCCAGCCGCGCCCAACATACTTTGAGCAAGCATAGAACCGCCAGCCGCCAATGCAATTGGGCCAAGCGTTCTAAGCATATCTTGTGTGGTGCTTGTTATCTTTTGCTCACCACGATATTCACCTTGTGGGCCATAAAGCTGGATCATGCCGGGCTTGGACGGGTCAACCCTACTGAAACCACTTGTCTGACCGTTTTGGTCTTGGTAAGCGTTAAAACCACCGCCTATGTCACGAATATCAGAAACCGCTTGACCAGTTTCCGCATTGCCAATTTTTGTGGTTTGGTAGCCTAATTTTTGAGCATCCTCAGATAAAGCACCCGCAATCTCTTGCATAGACACACCAAGTGTCTGAGACAATTGTTGCTGACTCATATTGGGATTGGCTCTCAACCCATCAATAATTAGTTGATTGGTTAATTTGCCAACAGACTTGTTAACCAATGAATTTACTAGGTTGTCCATAATTTAGGCTCTCTCAAACATTGTAGTAAGGCACTTTGTAGGTCTGCCCATTTACTGTGACATTCATAAATCCCACGGGATTAGCGGGAAGCGTTGCAGACCCTGCCGTTGCAGTATCAGCAGAACTAAAGTTCAACAAGTTAATGAAAAACTGTTGCCATGACCGTGATGGACGATTAGTCGTTCCATCCAAAAACGGTGCTTGTGGATAGGGGTTAACTTGCTGTGTACTGGAAAGTCCTGAAGTAGCCATCAGTTTTCTGCCCCTTGCACTTTAAGATTTGCCGAAATAATGACAAAGTTCACAGGATCGCTCACAGAAACTTCAAATATTCTGTCTCGCGCTGTCCCCAATCTGCGCCAAATGGCACGATTCCTGTACTTGCCAAGTTGACCAACGCTTGTCCAATGCTCATTTGACCATGTAGAACCACCATCATTTGACCATCTAAGCATTGCTTGAGGGTTGTTTGTGGTTGTAGTTATTACGGGTTGCTGAGTGGCCAAAATGTAAGTTTTTTCAGGCTCAATGGTCAAAGTTGCACTTGCCGTAATTGTATATGTATCACCCAAATAAATAGTGTTTTCACTTACAACTTCTAAAATGCCAGAAATGCCCGTTGTTCCAACGCCCGGCTGAAACTGAATCTGCAATTCATCAAAATACTGCCGCTGGAACTCAGTAACCAAGTGTGGCGCTCTACGCAATCTGCGAATATTCTGACCATCGTCTGTGTAATTGTTTTTGTCCAATTCATACAGTTTGCCGTTTTCATAGTCACCAATAATGACCAATCCTTGAAACACCGCACAGCAATTACCACGATGGCGCTGATATTCATTCTTATCTGTCGTGTAAAGCCATTTGTGCCACATTTGAGTGGTTGCGTCAAAAGCCCATGTCAATTGAAGTGATGGGAAAGTGACAACAAAAACCTCATGCCCCTCAAGCTGATAAGTCCAAGAAATAGCATCACCAACGTATTGGTTGACTAAAGTGTTCTCAACAGCGTGAGTGGAAATGCGTTGTGGAATATATCCCTGCATTTGCATGATCTGGGATTGACCACGGTTGTTACGGGAAACGTAAGCAAATGAGTTACCAAGCCTAGAAATTGAAAACGGTGCGGCAATACCGTGTTGGGTAGAAGTGCCGGGGATTCTTTGGAACGGGAACGGCACAGCGCCCACATCAGTCCACACCTCAGACGAAATTTCACCCATTAAGTAAATTTCACGGTGATCAACAATCAAAGCCACCAAATCATCTGGTGCGCCATCTTTTAACGAAAAACTTAATGCTGGTGAAATAGGCGACAAAAGGTCACTAGCGCCAAATTGTTGGGTTGTTGGGTTGTTATAGACAAAATAGTTGTCAATAATATCCACCGTGTTAGCACCGCTAAACGCACCATCAGTAGATGGCAGAACAGAAAAATTCAAACCGTACATGGTCACGCCAACAGCTACGGTGCTTGCCACGCTTAATGTGTAAGTTCCAACACCGCCTGTTCCCGTTCCCAAAGCCGTAATGATTGTGCCAAGGGTTACGCCAGCGCCACTAATAGTCTGACCAACGTGCAAAACGCCTGAAGTAACCGCGCTAACAGTTAAAACTGTAGTTGCAATAGTTCCAGTTACTACAGCGCCCACAGTTGCAGAATTTAATACTGCCGTTGCAACAGTTTGGCTTCTGTTAATAGTGTATGTGCCAGTACCGCCAGTTCCTGTGCCAAGCGCAGTAATTACAGTTCCAGCCAAAACACCGATGCCAAACAAAGATTGTCCAATGGCAATTGTGCCGCTAGAAACGCTTGCAACCGTCAATGTTGTGCCACTTGTAGAACCCGTAAACACAGCAGAAGCAGGGCTTGATATATACCATGTGTAACGAAAAGCACCATCCACAATATAGACATTGATGCCGTTGTCGGTAATCCGAACTATTCCTGTACTGGAATTAAGTTGGCCAATAACCGCGGGGACAAAATTGGCTGTTAGCGCATAGACATAAGAGCCGCAAACGGCAATCATTTGCTCACCGCCAGAAACAGCGTGAAGTCCTCGCACCTCTTGCATATTGGGCAAAAGGGCTTTTAGCGTCAGACCCGGTGTCGGATAAAGCGCAATTACCCCGCGCTCACCCTGTTGCTTTACAGGGTCAACTTCTGGAAAGAAATTGATGCACTCTTGAGCATCTTGATAGATACTCGGTGCTTCATACGATGAGCCAACAAAACCAAAATCTGGCATGGTAGCCCCTTAAATAAAGCCGCCAGTAAGAATCCAACCCGCATCCTTTGCTTTACCCGTCAACAAAGCGTCAGGGTAACGTGCAGTCTGAAGCGGACTCATGTTTGTGCGCTTGAGGGTAGCTTTAGCTTGCCCTGCAAACGTCTGAATCATCGTTATTTGCGTTGGTGAGGCTTTGCCATACATAGGCATCAAACGCTCTGCCAAACACCATCTAAGGCACATTGCATAGCCTTGTGGAAGCGCTATGTCCTCATACATTGAGTTGTAACTACTAAACAGGGTATTGGCAAACAAATGCAGTTCACCTTGTGAGGGGCTTGGCCAGATAAACAAGTTGCCTGTATCAGCACCGGGGTTAAAGTAAACCGCCTTTGGCCACGGGCCACTCAACGTCTTTAATCCAATCATTTGATAGCTGTGCAATTCCAAAACAGACATTGGATAGTCCAAACCACCACCAGTAATAGGCTGACCATTGGCGGTAGTGTTTACCCTAACAAACGCTGAATCAATGTTTAAAGGCTTTTGGTAGTAACCCGTGATGGTTGTAGAAGCAACAGTTTGGTTAATGTTGACTTGGTAAGTGCCTTCTTCATTGATGTTGCCACCAGCACCCGTCAAAAACTGCGTAATCTTTGTTCCCGCTGTGATTCCCGTTCCACTCAAAGTCTGGCCTTGAGCCAAAGCACCCGACAAAATGCCTGTTACGGTCAAAATGTTGCCTGTTATTGAGCCTGTAAAGGAAGCGCCAATAAAGTTTTGTGTAGAGGGATTAGGGCCAATTGTGTATTGAGTTTGACCCGGTATCACAGGGCAAATGATCTCTGTGACATTGAAAACCATCATGTTTTCGTTTGACCATTGGTCAATCATGTCATTCATCATCTCAAACGCATCAAGTGCCGCGTCTGGAGTAGGAGTTTCACCAGCTTCCAATGCACCAATGTCTTTTAGCGCTCTGCTAACGATGTCATAAGGCACAGCCATAGTGATTCCTTAACTTAATCTAAATGTGGGCGGCTTCCAAGGCAAGGCAATTTCTTGCTGTTTTTTAACCGCTTCAAGTTGCTCTATTAGCCTTGATTTTATGCTACTTACACCATCTTGGGTAGTGCCTTCGTCAATCCAATTTGCAACCATTTCCTCGGTAACTTGGGATGTAGGAATTTTTGCCTTTTTAGCGTCAAAGTCCCAATATCCTTCTGTTTCAATCCTTAGATCATCTTCAATCAAAGCAAGGTGATACTTAGCCTGATAAATGGCTTTGTCATCACCTTTCAATTCAGAGATTTTCCAAACAAATTGCATATTTAATTTACGCCCATTTGTTTGCGGATTTTAGTTGCTGAAATAGCGTGTGTAGCATCGTCAAAGGTTTCTTGCTCAATTTTGTAGCCAACATCCCTACCATAAGTAATATTTACTACATTAGGCACAAGTTGTATTTCATACTGACCTTGATATAAAGGGTCTAAATCACGCTTGATAAAGTCTTTAACCTGATTAGCCGCAAACGGGTTTGACCTGTTCCAACCCTGACAATCTCTAATTTGAATAACCACTTGACCAGTTTTAGCCAATGCTCTTTCAAATAACTTACGATGACCTTCATGCCAAGGTTGCCATCTACCAAGCATTTGGACTGTTTCTTTTTGCCAATCAAAAACAGGGCGTTGGCGGTTGTCCAAAATGTGAGCCGCAATGAACTCACCCCATTTCTCAGCCTTTTGCTCAGTAATCCTGAAATCGTACTGCTCTGGCTGGACAAACACCTTGTTGGTGTCCTCAAAACGGCCTTGGTTGATGGTGTCAACCCAAACAGTCCAATCAGCTTTGAAGTTGTTACGCATCTCAACTAAAGGGGCAACAAAGTCGCAGATCACATAATCCACATCGTAGCTGTCAGCCAAATCACGCATCCGCAGACTTTGGCGAATACGCCCTTCATGCGAAAAATCCCAATCATTGTATTTCTTGCGTACATCATCAGCGTTAAGCCACATGACTGTTTTGCGGTTGTTTTGCAAGTGGTCAAGAATGTGCTGTGCAAGATAAGTCTTACCAGCACCGGGCAAGCCCATAATTAAGATTCTTTTCATTATTTGACTTTATACAGCTGTTTAACTGCAAACTCAGGTGCTGGCTTGCGCCAGAACTCTTTACCACTATATTTTTCCCATACCGATTTAGGCAGAATTGAGGGGCGTTCTTGCCATGTCACTTCTTTGCGTACCGTGTGTAGGCTTTTCATGTTCAACGCCTTGTCATACACTTCGTTATCGTACTCAACATTTTTGAAATCGTGGTTGTAATACGGCTTGCCAATAAACCCATAAATCTCACGCATAACACTCTCAGGTTGTTTGCACAAAGATTCATATTCAACCAACATAATCATGTTAGGGTTTAACAGTAAACCTTCTTCTAAGAAGTAATAAGGTTTGACCACTTGGCCTTCCTTTTTTACATCCATCAAAGCATCGCATCTTGTAGTGACTGTTTGCCTTGCTTCGTCATTTGTTAATGCCGAGCCATAAAGTGAGTTTTTGGCTGAGATACGTTCAAAGCTATCTAGTATCCAAGGCAGATCACGCACACAGCAAACAATCTTGGTCTGTGGGTACAAGTCTTTCAACAAAGATGTCTTGGCAGTCCATCCTCGGCTAGTGTCAAACACAGTATTTGAAATGACTGTTTTATAGTAAGCGTTAAATAAGTCTTTAAGTATTTGTTTGCGTCTTTCTTCATCAATTAGGTGATTGCTCTCGTTTCCCGTAATGACATTGATGGTTGATTCCACCAAATTCTGTACTGGCGAAGAAATATCTGCATAGAACTCAGGGTTCTGACGCAATATAGCCGAGAGCAGAGTTGAGCCTGACCTTGGCAAACCAGAGATGAAGAAAAACTCTTTCATTCCATTGGAATCCAGTTGACTGTAGCTTCATCCCATTGGTAGCGCACATTGCCGCCATTTATGACAGCATCCACAGGGCGTGGCACAGGCGCACTCCATGTCATTGTGTCTGGGTAGCCAATCCAAGATGGATAAGGTTTACGTGCTTCATGTTCAGCAGTTCTAGCCGCGTTGTATTCTTCTTCAGTCAAGACTTGTAAAACACCCGCAATGCTTGTGTCCGCATCATCATCACAAGTTCCGTAATATTTAGGCGCTCTCAGATATGTGCCATCAGGCGCAGTCGTTACAGGCCATGTAGAACTGTCATGCCATAAATGAGTCCAACCTTTGATAGCTGGCATTGATGGGCCTGTGCGCTGTGGTTCAACAATACAAGGTATTTTTGTAACTGCGTCAACCTCGGTTATACAAATGTACATTGCAAATATCCTTTAAATTTAAACTGGGATTCTGCGGATGGCACGAACAAGGTAGCCAAGACTAGCTTTAGGATAGGTACTAACTTGTCTGCCAGTAGCAAAACGCTGAACCCATGCAGTTGTATTAGTGGCCTCAGTGCTAGACCAATAAAAGTCAGGGGAGAATGCTTCTGAACCATCTGTTTGAAAATTAGTAGCAGAAGTTTGTGCTGGTGTTCCAGATGTGTAGTTACTAGTTCTTGCAGGAACTGCATTATCATTTATGCCTGATGATGTGTTGTTGCTCGTTCCATCAGGTTTTAGGTTGTAATAGCAAACTTCCAACTCATTTTTGGCTGGCATATACCAATCTGTTTGACCGCCCGTAGATAAGTTGTTGCAAAAGTGAGCCGCTGGGTAAACTGTTGAGTTGCCATCAGCAACCATATCTGCTGTATTTTGAGGCCCGTCAATGTCACTATCAGCACCCGTTGTAGCAGTATTTGCATTTTTCCATCTTAAGCCAGCGCTTTGTGCTGATGAGAGTGGGCCAACAATTAAATAATGTGTTGCTACACTAGAAACACCGATTTGACCAGCATAAAAGCCACCACCATAAGCCTGACCTATAACTGTTGGAAAAGGAGGAATAAAACTTCTTTGATTTTGAAAAACAGCTTGAAGTGCGCCACTCATGTCAAAGCACTCCCTGAAATCACCCAAATTCCTGATGAAGAAACACCAGAAACTTTGATGGCTGTTGCAGAACCATATTGAGCCAATGTGCGTGTGCCAGTTGTGCCAGCACTAGAAAGATACATTGTGTCAGTCGTAATTGCAATGCTAATTGACGTTGCAGACAAATTTATAAATGTAATTGCTGTTCCAATAGGATAAGCAACAGAAGAAGCCGCAGGGATTGTGTACGTTGCCGCGCCATCGCCAGAAGCATGGTAAATATGCTTACCAGAATCAGCCAACACCATTGTGTAACTGCCTGTCTGGGCATTTTGTGGAATGTTTCTAAATCCAACAGAATTTGTGCCATCAACGGTGCAACCGCTTAATGTGCCGCTTGTTGGTGTGCCAAGAATAGGAGTGACAAGAGTGGGTGAAGTTGATAAAACAACCGATCCTGTGCCTGTTGATGTTGTTGTGCCAGTACCACCACCAGTTACGGCTAAAGTTGCCAATGACAACGTACCGCTTCCATTTGTAACCATTGCTTGTCCAGCAGTACCATCAGCGGCTGGTAATACAAAAGTAGTTGTGTTGGCCGTGTTTGGCCCTGTCAAATTGACCGCACCGCCTAGTGTTGCTTGAAAAGTTAACTGTCCCATGATTTTCCTTTACGGTGCAATGATTAGCTGATTGGCGGTAAAAGCGCCTGTGCTTGGGTTAAATTGAAGTTTGGTAGAACTTACATTCTGTGTGGTAACTGTGCCTGTTGTGGCACTTGTAAACACCAAGTAACGTGTGGCATTTGTGCTTGTGTCATCAGCAATCGTGATTCCATTTGCAGGGGTTGTCCATGTGGCGGGAGAACCCGCACCAGCAGACGTTAGAACTTGACCGTTAGAACCCACAGAGCCATTAACAGAAACTGTTGAATTGGCTGACAAAGTGGTAAATGCACCCGCGGCAGGGGTTGATCCACCAATGGCCATGTTGTTCATTGTTCCCGCAGTTGCGGGGTTGACCGTCAGCGTTCCTGTGCCTGTTGGGGCAATAGAAATTGTTGCATTGGCGGGATTCATGTTAAATGCGCCATCAAGCGTCAAATTAACACCACCGCCAGCACCCCATTGCAAACAAGCCGCACCGCTATTAGTTCTTAAAGAACCACCGCCAGAACCTGAAGCATCAAAATTAGAACTGACAAACTTTGTGTTTGCCGTGATCGTAGTGCCTGTAATCGTGTTGGCAGTTGTTCCACCAATGGCAGGGGGCGCTGACAAATCAAGCGTTCCACCAAGGGTTAAATTGCCTGTGCTTGTGACCGTTCCCGACAAGCTAATGCCCGCAACCGTCCCCGTACCGCTGACAGAAGTCACAGTTCCTGTTGTGGGTGTTGCCCATGATGGGATGCCACTTGCCAAAGTCAAAACTTGACCGTTAGAGCCAGCCGCCAACAACGCTGTGGTTGATGATGCGCTTTGATAAGGAACAGAACCCGTAGCACCACCAGCAAGGTTTGTAGCTGTTGTAGCGCTTGTGGCTGTGGCGGCATTACCACCAATGGATAAACTTGTTGCAGTACCCGTTAAGCCCGTTCCAGCGCCTGTAAACTGAGTGTTGGCTGTGATTGTCGTGCCAGTAACAGCCGCGGCAGTTGAACCGCCAATCGTTGTGCCGTTAATCGTGCCGCCCGTAATTGCAACGCTAGAAGCCGCCTGAGTGGACATTGTTCCCAAGCCTGAGACTTGAGTGTTTGCAATGGCTATGTCAGTTGCGGCTAACACAGTTAACTGACCTTGTGCGTTGACAGTTGCGGTCAGGGTTTTAGATGCTGACCCATAAGCCGCGGCAGAAACACCCGTGTTGGTGATGCTGAAAACGTAATCAGTAAGGGTCAAGCCTGTGCCAGCGGTATAGGTTGCGGCAACAGAAAAGTTAGACCAAGTAACTGCGGTAACTCCAAGAGTGCCGCCCGGCTGGATCGTGCAATACCACGCAGACCCCGCCAAAGTGCTTCCTGATTCCACAAAACAGATTGCAGAAATCAGTTCATCCCATGTGTTTGCATCAGGCGCTCTTGACCATGCCGTAGCAGAAGCTAAGTAAATGCCGTTCTGTGCGGGTGCGGTTTGGCTTTTAACCAAAACCCGATCACCAGCTACTACAGTCACGCCATCAATTGTTTGCAATCCTGACAACGTAATGTTTGCGGTTGTTCCACAATTAACGGGTTGCTTCCAAGAAATGCCCGTTGCAAAGAAATCAAGATAGGTTTTATTAACAACATCATTACCACTCACAGGGGCGGTTGAAACTGATGCAGTCGTAAAAGCCGCTGACGATGGTGTTGTAGCCCCAATAGTCGTGCTATTGATGGTGCTGTTTGTTATGTTTAGACCAGATTGGTTAGGACTAATCGTAGCTAAAAACGGTTGACCCTGACCAATAAATGTCTGAAAAGTGCCATCAACAGCAAAATAAGCCTGAACGGGCAGTAAATTCTGAACGTCTGAATTTGATGGGCTTGTCATGGTTTATGCACCGTGAATGATTGCGTAATTGATCACGATGGCTTCAGCCAATGCGCCAGCAGTATTGTTGTAAACACCGATTACGGCAGTTCCAGCGGCTACGTTGGCCACATAAGGCCAGTAAGCGCCTGATGTGCCACCACTACCCACATTCACAATCAAAACGTCTTTGGCGGTCAATGTGCTGTTTGTCAAAGTAAACAAAACCGTTGTGCCAGCCGCCAATGAAGCGGCATTCATGGTGATCTGACCAGCAGACTTATTCAAAGTCACGCCAGTTGCTTTGCTTGTGGCTTGGGTAACAGTTCCTTGAGCCGTAGCGTTATAGCCAATTTCGCTTGAAGCAAGAATGTTTGTGCCCGTTACAGCCGCAGGGGTTGTGCCACCAATCACGGTGTTATCAATGGTTGAACCAGTTAAAGGGGGGCTGAAGTAAGCCCCGCCCGGCCCAACTAAACCCACGCAAACGCCAGCCGAATTGAATTCAGCTTGTACAGGGACAATATTTGTAGATGATGTGCTTGCAACAGAATTAGCGCTTGACATGGGTTTTTCCTTTAGGTTTGATCGCCTACGGGGGTCACATAAACGATTGATGGGCCAGAGGCTGAACCAATCATGCGGACGTAATAAGGGCTTGCGGGTACTGCCAAGACAATTGGAACTGTCATTGAGGCGGGTAACACAAAGTTCCCTGTGGTTGAGCCGCTTACAGGCAAAACAGCCGCGGCCACGTTAGCATCGCCAAGGCTGACAGCAACATAGGTAGCACCCGTGTTGATGAAAGAGGCGTAGTTAACTTGGTCATTGGTGCTTGCAGTAATCAGCGTTGCGGCAGTAGAAGTCGCACCCACCGAAATGGCGGTTGTAACTCCTACAGGACGTAAGACCGTAGTATTAGACATGATTAAACAGCGTTTGAATCAAGGGGCAAATACTCAGGACGATTCACAACC